AACCTCTGTTGGGAATTTAAATTCTGACATAGACTTATTTGTTTATAACTATTCTATTATAAATATATATGAATCAGGCTTTATACGTCTACTAAAACGTAATTTCCTTTGTAATTCATAACGTTTGTAGGTGACCAGTCAATTTCGTCCGGGTCAATACCTGATTTTTCAAATGCTTCTTTTAACCCTGTCAAGAACTGTTTCATTTTATCTGATAAGTCTGAATCTAGTTCTCTGTTTTTAATAAGGTAGTCTTCTGCTTTAGATGTATTAACAGCGATTTCCTCCCTTTCTTCTTCGGCTAACTGCTCGGCATCTGTCATATCAATAACTCCAGATTTACCTCCAGGTAATCTTTCTACTTTGTAGATAGGGATAATGCATGAGAAAGAATGGTTTAATAGTTTTTCAGCGTGTTCTAGCTCATCAACATCTGTAGTAAGCTTCTTTACGTCGGATCCTTTTTCCATTACAATGCCATTATCTCCTCCTCCTATCTTTGTATAACCGTCTTTCTCCAATTCGTATTGTTTGGCTTTTAAAGCCGGCGGCATAACCAGTTCGTTTAAGATATCTATGAGTTTCATGTAATAAAAAAGCCCTCTCTAATAAATAGGAGGGCTCTTTCTTTAAGGTTATTACTGTTTAGAAGTTCAATACCATATAATCAACCCCTAAGGTCAAGGTAATGTTCTGTGCAGCTGAATCGTTATCGTAGTTTAATTCTCCGAAGTCAGCAGTTTTAATGAAGGCTCCTTTTAACACCCACTCAGAAACGATATCCCCTACTGGGCCTACGATGTCTACTACAACATCTTTCTTGTAGAAGTCAGAGTAACCATCACGACCGGTTACAGATTCATGGTGAAGACGTACCCACTCCATTACTGCCTGTGCTCCTGAAGGAGTGATAGGATCGTAAAGTGATAAGGTTACATCGTTCCATCTCAATTTACCTTTTACTTTACGGTAAACGTTAATATGGTTAAGTACAATTTCTCCTTGTTCAAAGCCTATGCCGTTTACTCCTTTGATGATGTAAGCAGGAATACCGTCAACGTACATAATAAATCTATTCTGTACTTTAGGTTCAAACGCGGTGAAGAATATTTCGTCTGATGTTAAAATTGCCATTTTGCTATTTGTTTATAAATATTACCTTATGTTAAAATTATCCTGGGAATGTAGTTCCGGTTGGAGTAATGTTGAAGTCCAAGTAGATGAATTCGGCAGTCTTAGTAGGTTGGATGTAGATTTGTCCAATCATTTCGTTTCTGTCGATTACATCAGCAGTGTTGTTTGAATCATCCATTACTACTTTGAAAGCGTAAAGACCTTGTCTTTGCTGTACTGATTCTAAGTAAGGATTAACCTGAGCTAAGAATGCATTTCTTGTAGCAATTGTATTCTGTTCAAACACCAAGTTTTGAGCTACTTGAGAGATGTAAGATTTCAAAGAGATCAACAATCTTCTTACGTTTACTCTATCCAAGGCAGATGCTTTAGTTTGTAATGTCTTCTGACCATATACTACTGTACCTTGTCCAGGGAATGTAGCAATTGGGTTAACTTTACCGCTGTATAAAGTATCTCTATCTGATTGAGCTAATTTTCTCTCAGGTCTAATTACTTGACCTAAACCACCTCTGTTGATACCAGCAGGAGCAAACCAAGGCTCAGCTACTGAATCGTTGAATGCAAATACACCGCCGATTACAGTTGAAGCAGGAACCCATACTTGCTGACCAGAATCTGGATCTAATACTTGAACCCAAGGCCAGTAAGAAGCAGCGTAAGAAGTATTTCTTGAAGCAGCTTGTGAAGTTACTGTGGCAACTTGAGAGTTGTAAGGAACTAAGTCAAGTACGAATAAGTTATCGCCTCTATTCTGTGTATTTGAAATGATAGAAGTTACTTGTGAAGTTTGTAATGAATCGAACAAACCAGGAGTTAACAAAATGTTAAACTTATAATCGTCAGCATTTGACAACAAGTTAATCATGTTAGTATAGCTTCCGCTAGGAATACCTTGTGATTTGTTACCGTCGGTAATTGTGTTGTAGTATTGTGCACCACCCATGATAGTACCAGTTGCTCCTGAGAATGATCCAGATCCGTTCAAAGGAATCGAGCTGGTGTATTCAGCTTTAGCACTTCCGGCGTTATCAAAATAACCAGGAGTTGGTGTAGTTACAGACTTAACTCTCAAGTATTTAGATTTTACAGGATAAGATCCGGTAATTTCTAGGTAGTAACTAGTTCCTGAGCTAGCGTAGTTGAAGGTTTGGTCTCCAATTACTTTTGCTACGTAATTACTAACTTTAGGATCTAGTGATAGGTTAGTCCAAGTTTCTAAGATAGTAGGGTTGTTTGTAGTATCATCTCCTCTTCTTACTAACAAGTCAAACGTTCCTGAAGAAGTGTTTGAGTTAACAATTTGCCATCTAAGGTTATCAATGCTACCGCTAGTTAAAGCTCCGCTAGAATCCAATGAAGATGAGCTATTCATAAGAATGCCTTCAGATAGAGTTTCTAGCACCAAAGATCCAGAAGTATTAGAACCACTCAAAGGCGATACTGCAGGAGTATAAGAACCTGATACTACTCTAGCAACTAACAAGGATTCTCCTCCGTTTTGGAAGTAGTTGTAAGCTGCAATAGAAGTAAAGTAGGTATATACGTTACTACCGCTTGTGAAAGTGCTTCCAAAAATATTTTGGTATTGACTGTAAGATGTAACCACAGTAGGTACTTCTACAGGACCCTTTACTGTAGGTCCAATAATAGCTGCTCCCACTGTAATTGGTTGCTGGGTGATGAACGACTGGTCGTTTTCTCTAGCGAGTACCCCTGGGGATATTAAAGTTTCTGCCATTTTGTTTTGATTGATTTAATAGTTCTAATATAAATAGTAAGATAGTGGTCAAAAAGCTTGCAGAAAACACCTAGGATTTATTCAATCACCGAGTCGGTTTCTATGTCAAAAGATACTTTTCCAGCTGATAAAAATCTTTTTACGCTGGTTAAGTCTTTAGCAACTGTATCTGGTACGATGTACCCTCTTAGCTTTATGTTAAAAGACATTCTTACCAAACGTTCTTCACCCTGGTTAACAGTAGTGTTATCGGTAAAAGTGTCGATTCTTGCTCTAAATTTGAATCTGTTTGGATCTCCCCAATAAGAATCAGAAGCGTAGTTAATTGCTTCTACAATCTTATTCATCTGCTCTCTGTAGTAGGTCCAAATAACGCATTCATAGTTTAAAGTTACGTAGTCTGGAATTACTACTGCTTGGTAGCTGATTACAGGTTTTCTATTATTTAAAACATCAAAGTTACTGTAAGATCCTCCTTTTTGGTATTTTTTACCAACTACTGCATAGTTTAAGGGATTGTTAGCATCTAGTTTATTACCAACAGTATAATCCTTCTCAACAGATGAATTCTTAAACATAATGATAGGACACATAATCTTATCATTCTTATCTCTGTAGTATCCATCTTTCTGAACTGCTTTCCACCTTTCTGGATTTCCGTAAATCACGGGCACTGAGATAGTGGTTCCGTTTTGGTATACTTGAGGTTTAATTACGTTATTAAAGTAGTAAATAACTGCTTCATCAATATCTTCGATACCGACAGTGTATGGTTTGTCTGTATCTCCTTTTACTGAGATTTGATTTGCACGGTAATTTTTAGCAGTTGCTGGATTTGTTGGGTTTTGAAATACCGGTAATGGAACTACAGCTGCATTAGGATCTTCCAAAGAAGGAGTCTGTTGAGAAATAGCAATCTCTCTTTGATTCTTAGGTACTGGTTTTCTAATTTTGTCTGCCATTACATTCTTTCTTTAGTTATACCTAACTTGTCTGCAGGTATAAGGTGGGTTGAGCAAAGTATGCTGATAGAAGAACCGAACTGGTTTAGTCCGTCAGAATAAGAATACTCAGGTATCTTACCTACAAAGTACTGGTTATCGACCACTCCATCTACTTCATAGTAATTTTCGTACCAGAAAATAACATCACCAACTTCTGGAAGGATTTGAAGGTCTTTTAGATCTTCTAAAAAGAATGCAAAAGTTACTGTTCTATCTAAATCTGGGCCGAACCCGTTAGCTGCTGACCAAGACTGATCTCCTCTGGTTATTAAGCAGTTTAATAAAGCTGGTTCGCTGACAAATTTATCGATTGCTTCCCCGTAGATATTCGTTTGTGAAGCTCCTAGAGTGACTTTATAATACCCTACCTGCTGAGTTATAATGTCTGGTA